TCCGTGCATGTTTGCACGCCTCCGGCTTTTCAACGGTTGCTTCAGTGCTGCTCGGCAGAGCCTTTTCCGCTTGCATCGTGGTAGTCGAGGCTTGGGTTTTAAGGCTTTTAAGGCTAAGAAGATTTACCGCGACAGGAATAGCTATAAATGCACCGATGGCCAGTAAGGTCTTTATGTTGTCGGTCATTTACTCTGCCCTGTCTCATCGCAGGCCGGGAACGAGTTCTCTGGTGCTACCTCGCCGAAACGAATGTTCTTCGGCTTCACCGGCTGGATGGGCTTCTTTTCGAGATAGGCATTCAGCTTTTGGCAACTGTCAACTTGTTCGACGAATTCTGGCGCCGTCAGAGCGTTGTTGTGATAAGTCGGACGAACAAACGCGCGCTGACCGGGTTTCAGATCCACGATCAGCCGATCCGAATGGTTCGTGCGCACTTCATGCCGGCCTGCCGGAACGTCGAAGGTTACGAAATGCCCAGGCTGAAAGCGTGTGACTTCGGCGCCATCAATGAACATACGAAAGATGAAATGCGGGTTCACCCAGGTATGATCCACGCCGAACGCTTGAGCGTATTGTTTCAGGATCGAGTTTCCCGGACTCTTCTCGCGAAATACCGTGATATGCGCCGGCCCCTCGGCGAAACAGGAGACGGCCAGAGCAGACAAAAGGGCGAATGCGGCGAGCTTCATCGAGACTATAGCCATCATTCGCATTGCCATCCGGTAAGCCGTTTATTTCCAGTACTTGGATGAATCAACAGTTTCCATTTGTCTACGGCCGTAGACATTTGTCCCATTCCCTTTACAGCACCACATGCCAGTGACAACTTCTGCGCCCGTCCGTCCGCGGCCGTTCCTGCAGCGCTTCGCCGGCTGGTTCGGGCTCACGTTGCCGCCGATCGCCAGCTTCCGCACCGCGCCGGCCGACGCTCCGATCAATGCGCGCGCCTTCGACTGGACCGGCCAGTTCGCGCTGACCTCGGCGGCGGTGTGGCGCTGCTGCTCGATCATCGCTGCCCACGTGAAACATTTCCAAGTCAATCTGTTTTTCGTGTAAACTGTTGATAATTCGCGGCGACCGTGAGCCGCGCGACAACTCCGCACGGACCTGCTCCTGAGCCCTTTGCTCGTCGTGTCTGATCCTTCGCTCGTTCCCCTGTTTTCTTCCGTTGGCCGCCATCTCGGCCTGCGGCCCGTTGCTGCCCTGAAACGTTTGGCTGCCCATGGCGCAGTTACGCTCGAACGGCATCGCAAAGGTCATATCGTTTGTGCGCGCGTGATCGCGACTGCAGCGCCCTCCGCGCCCCCTTCGCCTCTGCCGCCGCGCGCCTACCTGGGAACTAAATACACCTACCGCGAGCACCTGGCCGAACAGCATTCCGTGATCGATCTCAAGCGGCTGAACGGAGCCCGAGGCGGCCTGAATTACGCGCCGGCCGAGGTTCGGCCGATCTTTCTGCAGGTGGTATTGGATTGCCTGGCGCGAGATGCGGCGCCGTGCGCGTCAAGGTGAAACACGTGTCCGGCTCCTGGCGCGTGATTCTGCCGGTGAGTGAGTCCGACTGGCTCGCGATCGCGCAGATACGGCATGGGACGTTCGCCGAGGCGCTCGAAGCGGCGAAAATTTGGGCCCGGGCGATCGCCGGGCAGCAGAAGAAAGAGCGCCGGGCATGAAACGCGCGCAGGCAAAGCAGCCAAAAGAGCTCACGGCAAAGCAGAAGCTGTTCGTCGCCGAGTATCTGGTCGATCTGAACGCAACACAAGCTTACATACGGGCCGGTTATAGTCCAAAAGCCGCCAACGAATGCGCCGCAAGGTTGCTAGCAAATGCTAGCATCCAACGGCTCGTTTCCGAGAAGCTGCAGGTGCGCACAGAGAAGCTCGAAATCACCGGGGAGCGCGTGCTTTCCGAGCTCGCCCACATGGGCTTCGCCAATATGCTCGATTACATCCGCCCGACCGAAGATGGCGCCGCGCTCGTCGATCTGAGCCAACTCACGCGCGAGCAGGCAAAAGCGATTCAAGAGCTCACCGTCGATTCCTATGTCGAGGGCTCGGGCGATGCGGCGCGCCAGGTGAAGCGCGTCCGCTTCAAGCTGGCCGACAAGCGCGGCTCGCTCGAACTGCTGGGCAAGAACCTGAAACTCTTTACCGACAAGCATGAGCACGATTTCAACCTCGACTTCGCTAGCCTCACAGATAACGAAGCTGCCGCCTTCGGTGCTCTCTGGCATAAGGCAACGGTGGGAGGCGGACCAGCTCCGGCGCAACGCCAAAATCACTCGGTATTACCCGGAAACGGGGCCCTTCCGTCGTGAGCTCTACCCGAAGCACCTCGAATTTTTCCGGCTCGGGCGCGACTACCGTGAGCGCATGTTCATGGCGGGCAACCGCACCGGCAAGACGGAAGGCGTGGGGGCCTACGAGGTGACGCTGCACGCAACCGGGCGCTATGACCAGTACGCACCGTGGTGGGAAGGCAAGCGTTACGAGCGGCCGATCTCGGCGATCGTGGCGGGCGACACAAACCTGACGACGCGCGACATTCTGCAAACGAAACTGTTCGGCCGACTGACCCGGCAGCCGGGTGACACACTGAGCGAAGCAATCGGGCTCGGAACCGGCATGATGCCAGCGGATGCCATCATTCGGGCAACACCGCGGCGCGGCGCCGAAAATGCCTACGAGGAAGTGACCATCCGGCACGTTTCGGGCGGCACCTCGGTGATCAAGCTGCGCTCCTTCGAGCAGGGCGTGGAAGCCTTTCAGGGCACCGAAGAAGACCTGATCTGGCTCGATGAGAACTTTCCGCAGGGCGTGTATTCGGAGGCGATCACGCGCCTGATGACGACGAATGGACACCTGCTCATGACGTTCACGCCGATTAACGGCTGTACCCCCATAATTCGCGAGTTCATGGACAAGGCGCACCGAGGATGAAAGCTGTATGAGCCGCGCGCTCGTCACCGCCACCTGGGACGATGTCCCGCACTTGAGCGATCAGGCCAAGGCCGATCTGATCGCAAGCTACCTGCCGCATGAAGTCGAAGCCCGCACGCTGGGCATCCCTTCGCTCGGGCACGGGGCCGTCTATCCGCTCGCGCAATCGGCTTACCTCTGCGATCCGTTTCCCATCCCGGCGCATTTCCCGCGCGCCTTCGGGTTGGATGTCGGGTGGAACTGGACGGCAGCGGTGTGGTGGGCGCGCGACCGCGAGAACGATCAGGACTGGATCTACCGCGAGTATCTGCGCGAGCAGGCGCCGCCCGATGTGCATGTCGCGGCGATTAAGGCAGCGGGCGACTGGATTCCGGGCTGCTGCGATCCGGCCGCCAAGCAGCGCTCGCAGGTGGATGGGCGCAATCTGCTCACCGAATACGATTCGCTCGGTCTCAAAATGGCGCTTGCCGACAACAGCGTGGAAGCGGGCATCCTGCGGGTGTATGAGCGTCTCGCTTCGGGCAAACTCAAGATCTTCCGTACCTGCACAAAGCTGCTCGAAGATCTGCGCTTTTATCATCGAGACGAAAACGGGCGCATTGTCAAGGAAAACGATCACCTGTGCGATGCGGCGCGCTACATCGCAATGACGGGCCCATCAATTGCGAAAGTGAAGCCGGTCGCGAAACAGGACGCGCGCGTGGCGCGCCAGAGCTGGGCTTGGGGATGAATATGACTGATAAAGAAACATACGGCTCGTTAACCGACGCCGAACTCGAGGCGTTTGACAAAGCCTCGCATGAGCAGTTCGACCGCTCTCTCCGTATCAGCCAGGCGCTGCGCCAGGCACGTAAACCGCCGGCTAGCGAACCGCAGCCCGGCTCGGAGGAGGCGAAAGAAGCGATTCGCGATGCCATCCGGCAAACGGGCGAGAACAAGCTGGAATGAATGAAGCGGCGCGGTTTTTTTTTCACAGCACTGGCGGCGCCGTTTTCCGCGCGTGCATCGTGGCTCGACTGGCGCATCCATGAGCTCGCGCGGCACGTCTGCTCGCAAGGCCCGGTGCTTGCGCTCGTGCTGCGGGGCCAGCCCTGGAAGTTGAGCGACCGGGAGCGTGAGTTTGTCAACCAGGCGGCGCAGGAAATGAACGCGCTCGAAACGCCGGCGGGCGTGCAACGGTTTCCCGCGAAGCCACACAACGAGTAGGAGGAACAACGAAAATGACGCCATCAACGGGCGATGTTCGCAACCGGCTCAAAGGGGAAGCCTACGGTCTCCGCAAACTGAAAACGCCAAAGAAAGAGCG